AATTAATATAGGAGTATTGAATATTTTCTTAACATAATCAATCTTAAGATCATTAGGTTGATCTGCAACTAGAACATTTATTTGATTATCTATTTCAGACCACACAATGAATTTGCTAACCGCAGCAGTTCCTTCCATATAATGAGGTAAGAATTCTTTTTTGGTCATGGGAGTCCATTTATTTTGACCTGAAGCAGACTCCCATAACCTTTTTATTTCAATTAAATCACTTGGTAATGGAGGTGTAGAAGTGAAACTAACTACTGTAACACCAGCAGGCACAGTAATAACATTTGATGTTTCTTCAACTACAGGAATATCATTCTCCTGATAGATTTCCTGCAATTCATCTAGAACATCATTTAGATAAGGTAAAACCGCACCATTGGTATAATACCTCCGTTTTGTATCATTCATCAATGCGGCAACTTTACCTGCTATGTATGCTGGTGTGGGCATTTAAACCGCCTGCTTAAGTCCTAAATCAGCGTATTTCTTAGGATCTACAATAGTCTTACAAATGATGCAAACTGGGAAATTGTTATTTCTAAGGCTACCACATGCAGGACAATTTGTCATTTCCATTGTATTGAAATCCTGCATCCAACCCTTATTCTTAGCTACTCCTAATTCCTGAGCAGCTAATCGCATATCATCTGCAATTGCCATAGGATTATTATTAGACTTTGACCACATTGCATCAGCAAGTCTAACTAATGCACGGAACCAATTCTCTTGTCTTGCCTTAGCTTTGTCTAATAATTCTTTGCAATCTTTCTTAATATGAGGAATATCATACTCACCCGGAACAAAGAACAATCCAGGTTTTCCACCATCAGTCCATTCTAATAAACCATTAACATAATCATTAATGATTGCATTAGCAACTTCTACTGAACCACAAGTAACTTCAGTAAGAGGTTGTTCAGGTCCATTATCCTTAATCCAATAAGAAGTATGAACAACTAATAGGCCCGGAATATCATATCTTCCTGCTGGAATTTGAAATTTGCCTGGAAATATTGTAGGTTTATATTCATTAATTTCTTTAGGATAAATTGATACAATCGTGCATTTATCCATCGGATTAGGCATTGATCTAATCACACTACGCCTCATAAGAGGTAATTCGCCAATTTGTGTCATTGTGTAGTCTCCTTAATTTTGTGGGCCTGGAACCACAATACCTGATTTATGTGCCAGAGCATCAGTTACGTCTGTTTCATTACCAAACATCTCTTGAACTAACTTATCTAATCTTGCTTTCTTAATTTCAGGAGGTAAATTAGGATCATTTAGAGAAAGAGATTCCATTAAAGTATCTTCGTCAATCTTACCTCCAACTGCTTTAGCAGAAGCTCTATGAACTTGATCGATTACAATTTCACATACTTCCCATTTAGGTGGTAATGGATTACCTTGTCCATCTTCAAATACCCAAAGAGGCTCATAAGAAGTATTATCTATTAAATCAGTTTCTACAAATTCTGGAATAACAGTTAATCTTTCGATAAGATATTTGTGTGGGATATACTGACGATACTTGGGTTTTTCTTCAACTCGCTTATTGAGTAATTGGAATCCTTCTTTACTATGCTCAACCCATCGTTTCTCGAATTGATCATCTGAAAATACAATTCGAAATAATGGACGCCCATCAAGATATTTTCCGTATCTTTCTTCTAATCGACGATTAAGAATTTCAACAGTTTCCATTATTTAAACTCATATCTCAAATTAGGAACAGTCCAAGGAAATGAAACTGCAACATCTCCGCTAGTAGCGTATCCAATGTGCCATCCATCTTTATTTCTAATAGGCCAAATTGCTACTGTTCCAATATGACCTACTAAACATTCCATATCACAATACATTTCTACGCCAGCTTTACCAGCTCGATTAAAGAATCCAATATCATCACACCACTGTTCGGGATCTAATTCACCTAACCTGAAATAGGGAGGTTCTAATTTATCGAATACAGAGGTTTTGATTAAAACAAAACCCATTCCCGCATTCTTAATCTTCTTTAATCGTGGTTCATCTCCCTCAAGATAGGAGTATAATGCTTCTCCGTTATCATTTACTTCGTCAAAAATGAGAGGTCTATGAGGATGCGCGCGTTGTAAATATAAACCTGTTACAATGTCTAAATTATGTTCCATTAGCTGATTTAGAGCATTAGGCTTCATAATCATATCATCATCAATGAATAATATATCAGTGCAGCCTGCATCTTTGGCAGCTTGAACAATCTTATTTCTTCCACTAGCAGGATTATCATGAGAGAATAATTGATAAGACCCTGTAGGCTTTTCTAGAAGATGAATAAAATCGTAGAAATCTGCCCTTCTTGCAAATTCATCTGTGACTACACCAATTAAAACTTTACGCTCCATATCGTATCCTCTACTTCCACATTTTTGAATGTTTCATCTACAGCTCTTTTTACACCAAACCAAAGAGGGTGCCCATAATCATGACCGGCAATAATTCCGTTATTACTAACCAATTCGAGCGCCTTCTTAATGTCTTTTAGGACCGTTCCATATCTATGATCACCATCTATAAATACCATATCCATTGCTAAAGAGGATTCAAAATTATAAGAGAATCCTCTACATACTATGACTTTACCGGAATCAATATGGTCCTTTAAATTTCGTTTGAAATAAGGCAAACAATAACTATCTACATCAGATATTAACTGTCCTGCATCAGTTCTATAATCCCCATTCCAAGGATCAACTGCCCATATCTTAGCATCTAATCTACTATTATCTGCTAATGCTCTAGTAGAACGGCCATGATATGAACCAAATTCTACAATTGTTTTACAACTCTCAGCTGCTTTAGCTAGCCATGTTAATTCTTTCTCAGACATCCAACCACCAATTTGTAATGCCTTTGAAATATCAACATGACTAGCTATCATTATACTACCTATGACTTAACGTAGTATTTCGCTTCTAACGGATTGAAAATCAAGAAACATGGCACATTCTGAGTAGGTGTTGCCACAGCCTTGATATTACCGCCAGTTGTAGTAAATGCTGTTGGCGTAGTTGTAGTGAAAATCATACACAACGTATGCATAGCATTTACAGGAGGAGTAACAGTTGCAATTGCTACAGTTCCACTAATGAAAGTTAAGAACTGAGTAGGAACAACTGTTGCAGCAGAAGCTAATGTTGCAGGCTTCTTCTGGATTGCACTATGGACTGTAGATAAGTCCTGGAAATCAGATTCAATCATCTCCTATACCCCTGAATTAATATACCACTTACCAACAACAGCATCCCACACTAGGAAAACTGCTCTATTCTGAGCAGCTGTAATACCAACCAGAATGTTGCCTGATGTGCCTAATGTAACAGCACCATCAACAGGAATCAAAATCAAAAGAATACCACCTCTATCCAACATTAATGGACTTGTAATGGTATTAATCGTAGTTGATCCCGTTACTTTGACAACATCTGATTTTACTACAATACTAGATGCAGATGCTACGACTTCATTGCTGGTTTTGCTAATTGCGCCTGGAATCATTCCTCCACCTCCACTATGATTCCTTAGCTAATTGTTACAGTCCAATTGTTACCACTTTTAACAGTAGTAACAGTTGTAGCTGCAGCAATAGCAATTGGTGGTATCACATCACCATTGTTTTTGAATAGAGTAATCATATTCTTATCTGTATCGATAAGAAATGAACTTACTCCCTGAAATACAGCTGCTGCAACGGTTAATCCCGGTCCAGCAGTTCCAGTAATCGTAAATGTAGCTGACATGATTAGTAACCAGCGGTAATTGCCAAATTATCAATATAAGCGCAAGCTGCAGGATTGCCAACAAACGTCTGCATACCTACGATCATATAGAAGATTTCAGCAGTTGCTACACCACCTGATGCACCACGAATCTCAAAGATTTTCCTTCCATCAACCATGTAGAAGCCTAATGGAAGAATCTCACCACGTCCCCAAACAGATTCGAGAATGAAATCGATTCTCTTTTGGTTCCAATTGTAGTGAGTTCTAACGGTAGCACCAGCCATCTGTTTGCCACCGCCGAAATACATATTGAGACTCTCATCCTTAGCCTGCTTTTGAATAATCGAAACTAACTGTCCGATTTCCTCATAGGCAGCTTCCTGTGCAGGATGCATCCAAGCTACTGGATTGAAGTTCTCATCATCTCCAACACGATTACCAATCTTATTAATTGCCAAGCGTGGTAATGGTAAGGTCAATGCGGCAGCATTTCCATTAACTCGATTAGCTCGAATTTCAGGAGTATTTGCTCTATTAAAACCTAACCAAGTTCCAGTTGACGAATTATCATGATGATAAGGCACACCATACAATGCAGGAAGTGCCGTTGGAGTAGCAATACCATTAGTAACAATCAAGTCACCGGCAATTACACCACCGATTTGAGGATTTAACTTAATAGTTTTATTCTCAACATCCCAAAATGTAATCTGCGCAGTTCCTCGATTAGTTGCTAATGTGGAATCAAATACCTGAACTGTCTGACCAAGGCGCATTAAGCGAGCGCCAAATCCATCAGTAGTTAAGGTAATAACATTCTCACCACCAGCAGGTGTATCAGTTGTAACTGTTCCAATTACGCCTGTTCCATTCTGCTGTAACTGAGCATCTAACTGCCTCTGTATTTCATCTAATGCAGTAGCAGTCATACGCCGCACAGAACTAATAACAGCCTTACGACTATCATCAGTTGCAACATCTGCTAACTTGGTATATTCAATTGCCTCAACCATGAAAACACAATTGAGAACTGCCTTATCCCAAGTCTGTGCTCCGCCTCTACCTAAATCTCCACCATCCAAATTAACATATCCAAATGACCCACCAGGTCTAATTTCTAATGGAATACGCATTTGGCGATTAGAGATCTTCTCTACATCGCGCTTCTTAATAGATGCATAGAATTTCTTAGTGCGCTCGAATAATGTTCTAACTGTATGAACAACGCGCTCTAATTCTAATGCAGCTACTTGGGACTCTGTTGCTGCCATTTATTAATCTCCCATAAGAGCATTTAATTTATCAAGCGTAGATGATCCACTACTATTAGGAGATTCTTTGGTAGTATTTCTATCCCGGTCGCCATTATTCCGGCCTGTAATTGGCAGTCTACCTGAGCGATCTCTCTCAACTCTTTTTCCAGGTATTCCCTTTAAGGCTTCGTTCTTAGCCTTTTGTATTACACCTGGTAGTAATGTTCGCGCTTTGTATATATAAGCGGATATAACCTTCTCCACTGTTTGTGAAGATAAATTTCCCTTTCGGGACTCTTTCCAAAGACTATCAACAGTCCTTTGGAACGACTTGTCTTGAACCATGATATTCTCAAGGTTCTTCATTGCATCTCTAACAGCGTTTTTCTTAATGTATTCTGTCATAGAATTCTTTTTATCGATATTCATGTCTATGACAGATTGAATCTTGTTATGAACTTTGCCCATTGCATCGTTCTTAACAGTTTCAAATCTCTGATTATCCCAACTACGTCTTTCTTCTCTAACCTTATCAACTTCCGTGTTCTTAGTTTCGGATAATCTTCCCGTAGGTTCAAATTTAGTTCTGCCGAACATGAACTTATTTAGAACCCGCGCCGCATTTAATAATTCAGCAGCTTCTTCTTCATCATCCGTATCTTTAGAAGCTGTAGCTAATGCTTCAACTGCCTTGTTAACTACACCACCTACTACATGAAGATATGCCTGCTGATTAACTTTCTGTAAAGTAGGAAGATAATCATCTGCTAACTTATTAAATGATTCATCTCCAAAATCTTTAACAGCTAATAAGATTCTTTCAATATTACCTTCACCTAAATCAGTTTCAACCTGATCATAAGTTTCTGATTTCTCAGATGCTTCCTTAGCAGAGCTAATATCAGGAAATATTTCTGATAATTGTCTACCCTTGAATAATTCGCCTTCAATCCCAGGAAAGTCTTTAAAGAAATTAGGATACTTTTTTAAGATTGCCTTTTTCCCAGGAGGAATAATAATCTTATCTTCATCTAAATCAAGCTCTTCTTCCTTCTTCTTTTCCTCATCTTCCTCTTCTTCTAATTCAGTATCTTCATCTTTATCATCTTTGTCATCATCTTTATCTTTTGTAGACGTATCAGTCTCTTCGTCTTTATCCTTTTTATCGTCAAGACCTTCATCGTCCTTATCATCTTCACCCAATAATTCCGTTACTTCGCCTATATCAAGATCGTCATCAGCATTAATTTTGTCCGACGGGAGTTCTGAGTTCATTTTTATTATCTCCTTTTATTTGCTGCGACTTTTTAGACTTTGGATTTTGTCCATTGCCTTGTTCTTGACCCGCAGCAGCGGTCATTTGTGCTTGCATTTGTAATTGAACTTGCATCATATGCATTTTATAATGCAATAATACATTGAGATAACCTGCCTGATTCTCAATTTTAGCTAATCTGCCTGCATCAGATACTAACCAAGTTCTACAGGTTTCAGCTTCTATTGCATGATCATCTAATTCAACATCAATAGGAACTGAGGGTGTTCCATCTGGAAATGGTTCAGAATCAAGAAGCTCTCTGATTTCTTCATTCTGTTTAATTCTAAATTCATCCCCAGGAATAACAAATTCTTGAATTCCAGTAGCTTCCCTTAATAATTTAATGTTTTCAGTAGAGAATAATGCCTCATTGATCATTTGATTATTAAGACCAATAAGGGCCATTAAATTATCTTTCTTTTGTTGCCAGGTAGAAGGTATTTGCTCTGAACCTTCTATTTCAATTGAACCTATTTTTCCTTCTAATTCTGATTTCTTAATAAATACTTTTATATGATTACCTTGATAATCCTTCTTAGTAAAATGTTCATCATCAACTGAATCTTTAATATAAGAATCGATTACTTTACCCCATAATTCCTTCCACCATAAATTAATCATCTTCCAGGGGGTTTGTAATCTTTGCAATGCCTGCGCGCGTGACATTGCATATTCAGAAGCTGTCTTACTTCCTTGTTCAGATCCTCCGCCTCCAAATAATGAAGGTAATGCACCTATTGCTAACTGACCCATACCCTGAATTTGAGTTCCAAAAGGCATTACTTCAGGGCTTAATGTTGCAGTTTTTAGAGTAGTAAATGATTCTGCAATTCCTTTAGTTGCAGCTTGAGGTTTAGTTGGATATACACCTCCAGGTGTTGCTTCTGTTTGTCTATAAGCTTCAAAATCTAATACACTAGGATCTGCAAATGTTTGAGGTATTCCCTGTTCAATAGTTTGCAGAGTTAATGCGATTAGATCATTTGTAATATCTTGAACAGAAGTAAGCAATAAGCCAAGGGGGTCAAAGTGGATATAATCAGAAAGCGGGTTTTTCGTGATAGTCCAGCAATCATCTAAACACTCATTATGTGCTTCAACGAAGTGATCATTTACGAAAATTGCTTTGCACCCGTCAGGATATTTTTTCTTTAATTCAGGAACACATTCCGAATCCAAAATCCAATAAGATTCTGGCCTAAACCAATACATTCTAATAGTTACATTATTATTAGGATAATCTCCATAGTATTG